GACGGGCCCGAGTAGGCTCCCCCAACTTCAATCCACTATATAGGAGACAATTATGAGACGCCTTGTTTGTATGGGATGTGGTGTTGGTGAAGATCTAAACGATCCGACTGGTGATATTCACACCGTTCAGTTCATCGATCTGACAAGCCCTTATGAAGATACAGGCGGACCGGATAGGCCCATCCAAGAAGATCTGTGCACTAAATGCAGAAACCTCATTCGAAGGAATTTCTTCGGTGAGTCTGAAGCAGAGTTGCTCGACATGCCAATGATGAAAAGTGCATAACGGGCTCTACATGGTGAGTGAATTGAAATACATAGAGATCATCTCACGGAAATTCTTGAAGCAGAAATGGTACGCTCGATTCATTGCTGACAACGGAAAGATATTAGCGGTTACTGAGCACTACCACAATCTCTCGGACCTGGAAAGGATGTTGGAGAAGTACTATCCTGACTGGCCGATCGAGATTTCCCAGTAATCTAATAGGAGATATATCTTGAAGTTTGTACTGATACTAACGGTTCTCTTTGTACTTCTTATGGGAACCGGACAAACAGCACAAAGTCACAATAATCATTCAACTGTTCGGCCACCGCACCATAAGTTATGGCTCTGTGTGCACAGACAAGAACGTACGGCATGGAACGATCCCAATCCCCCATATTACGGTGGGTTGCAAATGGGTGAGTGGTTTATTGGTCATTATGCTCATCCCCCCGGTTATCCCCATCAGTGGACACCACTTCAGCAGATGTGGGTAGCTGAGAACGCGTACAAGAGAGAACACTATTCTCGCTCCTGGCTCTGGGGGCAATGGCCACCCTCACGTGGAGTCTGCTTCTGAAAGGAGAAACGTGCCAGTACGTAAAGTAAAGGGTGGTTTCCAATACGGTAGTAGCGGAAAGGTGTACAGAGGTAAAGGCGCCAAGTCAAGAGCTTCAAAACAGGGTCGCGCCATCCAAGCTAACAAGAAGAAGAAATGAACAGCATATTTCTAGATACTAATCATCTCTTCTTGAGAGCTCCTGATGGTGGCGTTGATAATGTCGCAGCGATGAAAGCCGCGGGATTCGGAGCCGTTTTCTGCAATATCGGCGATTCCCCTCCAGATACGTGGCGAACCGTTAGAGAGGCCGCTAGTGCCTCAGGGGTGGTGTGTGGTCCTTGGCTTCGTACTACCACTCCAAGTAACGCGTTCTCCGTAGATAAGCTAGATCTTCTAATTGCCTGCGCAGATGCGTGGGGCCATGTGCCGTTTATCGTCAACTCGGAATCAGAATTGAAGGGTTCAGGATCCGAGCTCACGAAATTAATTGCTGAAAAAGTAGGTAATAGAGATGCAGGAATCTCAGTAGAAGCTTGGCCATTCTCCGATGTAGAGTGGTGGTATCTGAATAAGCATCCTGTACTCGTGCAGATCTTCCCTCAAGAAGGCGGAGCGCCAGCGAGGCAGCCAGATGCTTGTCGATCTCAGTGGTATGCGTACGGTATCAAATGTGTGGCTTTCACGTTTGGGTCTTATTGGCAAATGGATCCTAACACCTTTGATAGACTTTCTCCATACGGAGTATATACTGCTGACGATTGTTCTGGTAATTATGCTGCGTGGGCTCCGAAAGGGATGCGTGAGCCTTGTCAGGGCGTGCAGCCACCGTTTAAGCCTAATCCGCCGGAGGTAAACATGGCAGACATTGGAACATCTCATGGGATTACTGCATTTGTTGATTGGCTCCAGAAACAGCCGGGTGTTCCGACGAAGCACGAAGCCAATTACGATAAGACCAAGCCTGAGACATGGCCGTGGCCAGAGAGGCTCGAACGAACGATGAACATGCTTCGTGAGGATCACGACAAAGTTAACTAATGGGCTTTTCCATTTGCCGTTAGGCCAAGGCTCGGCCAGGGATGCGTCTGGCTAAACAACGCATACTTACCTTTTATTTTTTATTGGAGGACGATGGAACTACTGAGACCGCACCAGAAAGTCGCCCTTACACAGCTTCAGAACGGTAATATTCTCTGGGGCCCCGTAGGATCAGGTAAGTCTAGAGTAGCGGTAGCATATTACGAGCAGGAGCATAGAGATCGAGACGTGTACGTCATCACTACTGCCAAGAAGAGAGACGGTGGTGACTGGAAAGGTGAATTCGCCAACATCGCCGTGGGTCCGGATACCTCCGAGAGGATCTGTACCGAAAGTGAAATAGATATTGTGCCTGACTCAGCTTATGGCTTGCTGACTGTAGACAGCTGGAACAACATCGATAAGTACAGCAATGTCACTGGTGCTTTCTTCATATTTGACGAACAGCGATTGGTTGGTAGTGGTGCTTGGGTTAAGGCCTTCCTCAAGATCGCGCGAAACAATTTCTGGATATTGTTGAGCGCTACACCAGGTGACACTTGGCTGGATTACATCCCTGTATTTGTCGCTAACGGTTTTTATAAGAATCGAACTCAGTTCAAACAAGAGCATGTCGTCTATGCGCCGTTTACAAAGTTCCCGAAAGTATCTCGATACGTAAATGAGAGTCGTTTGCTGAAAAATCGAGAACGAATTCTAGTTCATATGAGGTACTCGAGCGAGACAATCAAGCACTCGATGTCATTTCTTGTAGATCATAATCAAGAACTTTTCAAAAGCGTGATCAAAAACCGCTGGCACATCTATCAGAACCGTCCAATCAAGGATATTGCGGAGCTATATGGCGTCCTGAGAAGGGTAGTAAACAGCGATCCATCTCGTTTTAAGAAGATTACGGAACTTTTGGAGTTACACCCAAAAATGGTCATTTTCTATAACTTCAATTACGAATTGGACATTTTGAGGCGTCTGGAAACCGTCACAAACGTGGCCGAATGGAACGGTCATAAACACGAAAAAATACCCGATTTTCAAAAATGGGCATATTTGGTCCAATATGTGGCCGGAAGCGAAGGATGGAATTGTGTCGAGACGGATACAATAGCTTTTTACTCTCTAACTTACTCGTATAAGACCTGGGAACAAGCGCATGGTCGCATAGACCGCTTGAATACGCCATTTGCGGATCTCTTTTATTATACGCTAAAAAGTAATAGCGGAATCGATCACGCAATTTGGCGAAGTTTGAAGGCAAAAGAGAACTTTAATGCGGCAAATTATCCCCTTGAAAAGATGAAAATCTAGTGGCCAAAAACGTTCAAAAAGACTTTCCCTACGCGCGGAACTTAATAAGTAATATATATAGATATTAGGTTGCGTTTCCTAGGAACTTCTTGGCTCAATGTTTTTTGGCCACAATATCTACCTGAAAGGGGTGAAAAATCCGGACTTCCCACAAGGCAGCGCTTTTCCCAAGGTCCCTTAAAAAATTTTTTGGAGAAGATGTGATTGAAGATTGGAAACCCATTACGTACTTTCCTGAGTACAGCGTCAGTAATCACGGAAGAGTCCGTTCTAACAAATCTGGAAGGATTTTAGCGCTTAACGAAAATCAGTACGGAGTAGTTCAAGTCGGATTGATGAAGGATGGGATTCAGTATCACCGATCAGTGCCACTTCTTGTGGCTCGAGCATTCATTCCACGGGATAGCTTACCGTTTGATACCCCCATCAATCTGGATGGCGATCGTCATAACAATCATGTAGATAATTTGAGATGGCGTCCGCGGTGGTTTGCCATTAAGTACAACCGTCAATTTCGATATCCGTATGAATATTCTATCTCTGCAAAAATCATCGATTTGAAAACTCGTGAGGTGAGTGAAAATTCTTTTCAGTGTGCGTGCAGATATGGATTGCTTGAACAAGATCTAGTTCTTTCTATTCTTAACCGCACATACGTGTGGCCCACATATCAGGAATTTGGATTCCTCGAGCAAGGGAGTTGAGATGGTTGACAAAACTGTAAAACCGTATAGAGATCCCGTTCCCGGTCGTGGTTCAATTGAGCTGCGTCGAACTGCAGCAGGCGTATATTCGTGGGTGATTACAATTTGGACAGATGCAATCGTGACAGATGCTCATCTAATCGGTATGGTGGATTCCGCAGAACGTGTAGATCATGAACTCCGCGAGAGATTTCCAGATCCGGGGGGAGATAAATCAGAATAGATATTAGTTAGCGCTAAAATCGCACAATATAATAGAGGGGTATAGAAAACCTGTCTTATTTTTTTCTATTTATTCAGTCGCATAGCGAGAAAGGAGGGTCATGGCTCAGGTACTGAATCTTCGACCGGAAGTTCTAAACCTTAGTTTGTATGCTGGAGATGGTATTTCATTTCGTATGATTTGTACTGACACTAAAAATGAACCTATTGATGTCAGTGGCGATGTAAAAGCACAGATAAGATTAGAGGGAGACGCTCCAGACCCTCCTCTTGCGACATTTGCTGTTAATCTAACGGATGCGTATAAAGGGATTATTGTTCTTTCTTTGACTGGTGATCAGACCACGGCTCTTATGGGAGATCCAGGAAATACGATTGAAAAATTTACTGGAGTTTGGGATGTGCAGTGGACGCCTGGAGGATCAGAGCCAAGAACTTTGTGTGTCGGTAGCGTGGAGTGTGTAACCGATGTCACAAGATAACATTCTTATTACCGTTGATACTGATGAAATTCATCTTACCGTTGAGGAAGTTAAAGAAGTAGAACTCGTTCTAAAAACTACGCCGGATATTATCATCTTGGCTTCGGGAAACATGGGACCCCAAGGACCAAGGGGCGCAGATGGCGCAGATGGTCCCCCAGGAACCCCAGGAGGTCCGCCTGGTCCCGAAGGACCGCAAGGTCCTATAGGCCCCCCAGGAGCAAATGGCGCTCAAGGACCAAAAGGTGATCCTGGAGCAACAGGAGCTCAGGGACCTCAAGGACCTACCGGTGCGGCTTCAACTGTGCCTGGTCCTCAAGGACCAAAAGGTGATCCTGGAGCAACAGGAGCTCAGGGACCTCAAGGACCTACGGGTGCTGCTTCGACAGTTCCTGGTCCTCAGGGTCCACAAGGTCCTCAGGGTCCTACGGGTCCAACTGGTCCGGCCTCAACGGTTCCGGGTCCAGCAGGAACACCCGGAGAAAAGTGGTATCTCCAAGGAACTACACCGCCAGGTACAACCTACAATCCTGGTGATTTGTGGCTAAATACAACAACGGGTGATGTCTACGATTGGGCAATTGCATCGCCGGGTCCTCCGGTTGTTTATGGATGGGTTCCTCGAGGTAATATTAAAGGACCAGCTGGCGCAACCGGTGCTCAAGGACCTCAGGGTACAGCTGGAACACCCGGCGAGAGATGGTTTACTGCTAATGGCCTACCGACTGAGGCTCTTGGTCAGCGAGTAGGTGATTGGTATCTCGATGGCTCAACCGGTATTTATTATGAGTATTTGTCATCTGGTGTTGGTTGGGATCAAAAAGGAAGTCTTAAGGGACCGGCTGGAGCACAAGGAGCCCAGGGACCTCAGGGAGCTCAGGGTGCTCAGGGACCTCAGGGAGCTACAGGCGCTGCATCAACTGTGCCCGGTCCGCCCGGTACCGCTGGTTCCAGATGGTGGCAAGGATCGGGAGTACCTTCTGGAGCCTTGGGCGTTGTTACCGATTGGTATCTAGATGGCGATACTGGTGCGGTCTATGAGAAGACTGGAGCATCGACATGGACGTTGCGCACTAATATCAAAGGTCCACAAGGTTCTGTTGGTAATACTGGTTCTCCTGGCGAAAAATGGTTTACTGGCTCAGGCGCACCGGCTGGTGGTGTGGGTGTTGTTGGTGATTGGTATGTTGACTCTGCAACTGGTGATTATTACGAAAAGACTGGTGCTTCGGCTTGGACATTGCGTGGTAATCTGAAAGGTCCGGCTGGCCCAACAGGTTCTCAGGGTATTCAAGGTATTCAGGGTCCAGCAGGATCGACCGGCTCTCAAGGACCAGCTGGTACTGCTGGTGAAAAATGGTATACAGGTAGTGGTACTCCAGATGTTGTTCTTGGTTCTACCGGGGCTGTTGGCGATTGGTACATAGATTCGAGCACAGGCACCTATTGGGAAAAAACAACTACAACAACTTGGGTTAGTCGCGGAAATCTTAAGGGCCCAACCGGAGCGGCAGGAGCGGCAGGAACTCCAGGGAATTTGTGGTACGTTTCTGGCCAGGCTGGAATCAACGATCCTGTCAATGTTCCAAGTCCACACGCAGGCGATCAATTCCTATATCCAAACAGCGGTGATATATTTTCTTACAGCGGCTCTGCGTGGGTTTATAGTGGTAACATCAAAGGCCCTCAGGGAACCCCGGGAGGTGGCGGCGGATCGATTAACGTCCAGATATTTGAGACTGCTGGTACATTTACGGGTGCTTCTGGTTGGCAGAAGCCTGGTAGTGGAGCAATGGTTCTAGTCATTGCTTACGGTGGTGGCGGAGGTGGCGGCGGATCGCCAGGAGGAGGCAATGGTGCTGGTGGTGGCGGAGGCGGTGGCGCTAGAGTTGAGCGATGGTATAGAATAGGAGATCTAGCGGCACAAGAACCGATAACTGTAGCTGCCGTAACTACTCAAGCTTCAGGCGCAGCTGATGGTCAACAGGGAAATAACTCATCTTTCTCTTCTGGAGATAATCTCTTTACTGCCTATGGAGGTGGTGGCGGATCGAGAGCTAGAGGAGGCGGTATAGCTGGAGGCGGTGGTGGAGGTGGAGATGGTGCTATTGGAGCTTCATCTCTCAATACCGCAACAGGTGGTAAAGGTGGTGATTTTGGTGGCGGAACTGGAGCCACTGGTCCTACTTCTATAGGCGGTGGCGCCCAAGGAGCTAGCTCAGCACAGGGTCCTGGATTTGGCTCCGGCCAAGGCGGCGGTGGTGGTGGATCTTCTGGAAGTGCTGGCGCTCAGGCTGGTGGAGGCGGTGGCGGATCGAATAAGGGCGGCTCCGGTGGTGGCGCTGGTGGTATCACTACCGGTGCTGGTGGTATGGGTGGAAACAAAGATTGGACAACAGGCGGTGGCGGCGCTGCTGGAGGCGTAGGTACAACTGGTGGTGCTGGTACTGGTGGAGCTGCAGGAAACTCTTCTAGAGGTGGCGCAGGTGGAGGAGGAGGTGGAGGAAACTCCTCAGCTAACCCTGGCGGAAGCGGTGGCGACGGAGGAGCTCCCGGTGGTGGAGGTGGAGGCTCCGGTGGTGGCGGCAGCTCGACAGCTGGTGTTGGTGGAAGAGGAGCTCGAGGAGCGGTCTATGTCATCACATTCTGAGAGCCAATTTCAAGCTAAACTGATTAAGAAGCTTGAACGAATGTTTCCGGGATGTATAATTACAAAATTGGACACTCAACATCGACAAGGTTTCCCAGATCTTCTTATTCTTTGGGAACGTCATTGGGCTACCTTAGAATGTAAATCATCAAAGGAAGCAAGTTCACAGCCTAATCAAGAGTATTACATTGAACGGTTAGGAGAAATGTCTTTTGCTGCGTACATCTATCCTGAAAATGAAGAGGAGGTTTTGAATGCGCTTCAACAAGCATTTGAATCTCCTCGGCGAGCACGCGTTTCTTAGTCCTAGTCAATATCATTGGATTCATTATACGCCTGATAGATTGATCGAACGTTGGACCGCAGCTCAAGCTAGCGCATATGGTACGGCTCAGCACGAATACGCACACAGAGAAATCGAAGCAAATCGGCTGTCAGATCTAGTTGGTACTGTTGGATTGTATATTAACGATGCGATTCAATATAGAATGACGTGCGAACAAGTTCTATATTATTCAGAAAATTGTTTTGGTACCGCAGATACGATCGCTTTTCGATATAACACTCTTCGAATCCATGATTTAAAAACTGGAGTATATCCTGGATCCGTTCATCAACTTGAAGTCTATGCGGCATTGTTTTGTCTTGAATACGACAAGGATCCATTCTCAATCAAGATGGAACTTCGAATCTATCAAGATAATGAAGTTTTGGTTTATGATGCGGATCCAGAGGATATTGTATTTATCATGGAAAGAATTCAAGAATTCGATAGAGTAATCACTCACCGAAGATTGGAGGAACAGTCGTGATTCGTACTCAAGAAGAACATCTTGCGCATTACGGCATCCTTCGTCGTTCGGGTCGTTATCCTTGGGGTTCTGGTGGAACCCAGAGTAAACGCAATAAAAGTTTCTTGGATACTATTGCTGAACAAAAAGCTGCAGGAATGTCTGACACCGAGATTGCTCGAGGTCATGGCATTACCACTACTCAACTCCGAGCAGCAAGATCTATCGCTCGAGCTCAGCAAAGACAAGAAAAGCAACTCACCGCTCAGCGGTTGAAGGACAAAGGCTGGTCGAATACAGCCATTGGTGAGCGCATGGGTCTTAATGAATCATCGGTTCGTGCTCTTCTAGCTCCTGGTGCTAAAGACAAAGCCGATGCTCTTCAAACTACCGCTAATATGCTCAAGGACCAGGTGAATGAAAAAACCTACGTGGATATCGGCGGATCTGTGCATCTTGGCGTTGGCGTTACTCGTACTCATCTTGACACGGCTGTGGCCATTCTAAAAGAACAGGGATATGAGACTCACAATATTCATGTTCAACAAGTGGCAACGGGTAAATTTACAACAGTAAAAGTATTGGCTAAACCAGGTACTACGCTATCTGAGGTGAATAAAAATAGAGCTCAGATTAGACAGATCACTGAACGATCTGATGATTATGGGCGTACTTTTGGTGGAATTCAAAAACCAATCTCAGTCAGCTCGAGGCGTATTGGAGTAAATTACGGAGCCGAAGGCGCTAAGGCTGATGGAGTTATTTACGTTCGACCAGGTGTAGATGATCTTCGTTTGGGATCGAAGCGTTATGGCCAGGTTCGTATTGCGGTTGATGGTACGCATTATATCAAAGGAATGGCTATCTATAAAGATGATCTTCCTGCTGGCGTAGATCTTATGGTCAATACGGGAAAAGCGAATACGGGTCGTAAGAAAGATGTAATGAAGGAACTATCTTCTGATCCGGATTTTCCGTTTGGATCTATCGTGAGTCAGATTCATGGTTCTGATGGAAAAGTTAATTCAGCTATGAATTTGGTAAACGAAGAAGGCGATTGGGATAGATGGTCTCGAAGTCTATCTTCTCAGATGTTGTCAAAGCAGAATCCTAAACTTGCTCAACAACAGCTCAACGTTACCTATGAACGTCGCAAAAGAGAATTCGACGAGATCAGCTCTCTTACGAATCCGACTGTGCGTAAGGATCTTCTCATTAAGTTTGCAGATTCTGCAGATTCTGCAGCTGTACATCTTAAGGCCGCCAGTCTACCACGACAAGCAACTAAGGTTATTCTTCCGATTTCGTCAATCAAGAGTGGAGAAATTTATGCGCCTAGCATGAGGAATGGTGAACGTGTTGCGCTTATTCGCTTTCCTCACGGTGGGACGTTTGAAATTCCTCAGTTGACAGTGAACAATCGTAATCGTGAAGCACGAAGTATTCTAGGTCACAATGCTCTTGATGCTGTTGGTATTCACCATTCGGTTGCTAAGCGTTTGTCTGGTGCAGATTTCGATGGAGATACCGTACTTGTTATTCCAAACAATAGAGGGCAAGTTAAAAGTACTCCTGCTCTAGAAGGATTGAAGAGTTTCGATCCTATGACATATAAGATCCCTAAGAATTCTTCAATTCCGCACATCGGTAATACTCGGAAGCAGCAAGAGATGGGTAAGATTTCCAATCTAATTACGGATATGACTATTCATGGTGCCAGTCACGATGAGCTAGCTCGAGCTGTTCGTCATTCCATGGTTGTCATTGATGCGGAAAAGCATGGTCTTGATTTAGTGCAGTCTGAAAAAGATCACGGCATTATTAGTTTGAAAGAGAAGTATCAAGGAGGACCGCGGGCAGGAGCTCAGACATTGATCAGTCGAGCTCAAGCTAAGGTCTACGTTCCACAAAGAAGACCCCGCCCTCTTTCAAAAGGGGGTCCTATTGATCCAGTTACAGGAAAGAAAGTATATGAACCTACTGGTCGGACAATTCCAAAGCGTAAGGTTGTAACTGATCCGACTACTGGAAAGAAGACGTATGTAGATACAGGACAGACCAAGCCAAGAACAGAACGATCTAAGCGCTTGGCTGAAGTGGACGATGCGTCACGTCTCTCTTCAGGCACAAAGATGGAATCTATTTATGCCGATCATTCTAATAAGCTGAAGGCTTTGGCTAATGATGCTAGGAAAGAAGCGGTTCATACAAAACCCGCCCCCTATTCTCCTTCATCAAGAGCCGCCTACTCAAATGAAGTGGCCTCTTTGAAAGCGAAACTCAACGTCGCTGAAAAGAATGCGCCCCTCGAAAGACAAGCCCAGCTCCTAGCAAATGCCCAGGTCTCTTCAAAGCGCCAGGCTAATCCCCACATGGAGACCGAAGAGATCAAGAAGCTTAAGCAGCAGGCATTAAACGATGCACGTAATAGAACAGGGGCTGGTAAAACAAAGATTAAGATCACTCAAGAAGAATGGAATGCTATTCAATCTGGAGCAATTAGTACGCACTTCTTGGAGAAGATTCTTAATCATAGTGATGCCGACACCGTAAAAGCATTAGCACTACCCAAGCATGCACCTAAGTTGACAAGCGCAAAGTTAGCCCGTGCTAAATCAATGTTGGCCTCCGGTTATACACAGGCCGAGGTAGCTGATGCTTTGGGCATCGGTCTAACAACACTCAAGGTAGGACTCAATGAGTGAGCTTGAGACTGATACTACTGAACCGATTGAATACATGTTAACAACTGTTGACAATCCATTCAATCCTTTCACTGAGTTCGAAGAATGGTTAGACTATGACACTCGCATGGGTTATAACACCGCCTCCTTCCTAGATAGGATAGCAAAAGTATCTAATGAATTGTCGCAGCCTGACCAAGCAATAGCAATACGTAATGCTATAGATGAGATAGTGCAGGAGAATGTATCAGGAATGTGGAGAAAGGTTTCGAAAGATTCTTTTTAATCCATTACCAATCTACTAAATAGATTAGATAGTATGCACACTCATGCCAATGGTATGCAAGACAGAAAGTAAAATTAAAAATTAAAATTTGTTTATGTAATTAAATAAATAAAAATGTTTTATGATTCTCTTCTATAAAATTTTTATTACACTTTAAAAAATAAAAATAAAAAATAAAATATAAAATAAAAAAAATCGGAGAGTCATATTGTTAGGGGGAGGGGGGGTCGAAGAAAATACACCCCCCCTATGCAT